ATGAACAAACTGAGCGATACCTTGCTAAGGAAACTTCATGGTAAGCCAGCGGAGAAAAACACGTTTTATAGTGATGGCGGAAACCTGAGCGTGAAATATTTAACATCAGGGAAATTGACCTGGTATTTCACATACAGGGCCGGAACGGGAAGGGAGACACGACCCGAACGCATTAAGCTGGGAAGTTATCCTGATCTGAGCCTGAAAGCAGCCAGGGAAAAAGCCGCACAGTGTCGCACATGGCTGGCTGAGGGGAAAAATCCACGTCATGAGATGAATTACACCGTACAGGAAGCGTTAAAGCCCGTAACGGTTGGCGATGCGCTCACCTACTGGCTTGAGTATTACGTAAAGGAAAACCGCGTGGATTATATCGCCCTGAAAAGGCGACTTAATAATCACGTAATACAGCAGATTGGTGCTATGCCGCTGGATAAATGCGAGCTACGGCACTGGCTGGCCTGTTTTGACCAGGTGGCAAAGCGAACGCCTGTTACTGCCGGATTCGTGCTACAGGCGTGCAAACAGGCGCTTAAGTTCTGCCGTAGGCGGCGCTATGCAATCAGCAACGTTCTGGACGATCTGAACGTGGCGGACGTTGGGAAAAAACCGGATATAAGCGAACGTGTCTTAAGTAACAAAGAACTTGGCGAATTATTGCAGGCACTGGACAAAAAAATATTTTCCCCTTACTACGTCGCGTTAATCCGCCTCCTGATTGTCTTCGGAGCCAGGACGGTAGAACTGAGGCTATCGGAGATCGGGGAGTGGGATTTTACGGAAATGCTATGGACCGTTCCGAAGGAGCACAGCAAAACGAAGGTCGCAATATTCCGGCCCATACCGGAAGCGATCCTGCCGTTCGTCACGCAGCTGGTGGAGCAGAACAGGCACACGGGCTTATTGCTGGGGGAAGTGAAACAGGAGGCCAGCGTATCGCAGTATGGAAGATTAGCGCACAGGAGGCTTAATCATCCTCACTGGTCACTGCATGACATCCGGCGCACCTTTACAACCATGCTGAACGATTTAGGCGTTGATCCGCATGTCGTGGAGCAGCTTACAGGTCATCAGATGCCAGGAATGCAGCGAGTTTATAATCATTCCCGTTATCTGGATGCTAAACGCAATGCGCTGGATATGTGGATGGAGCGGTTAGGGATACTGGCGGGAACACATGAAAACGTAACCACGCTACCAGTAGCCAGAAGAAAATAATTTTTTTCGTGTTTTTTCAGTATGCGCATACTGGATATGCGAACAGATACAACATGCAACAATGAGCAACAATGCGGAACAACTACGAACAAGAGACGAAAAAGTGTACGGATTTATAAGTGGCTGATTTTTAATGTGTTACTGGTTTTTTATACACTAGCGAATCACTCTTTAAATAGCGAGAAAAAAGGCATGAAACAATATTTTATGCTTTTGTATTAACATGAATTTAAATGATTTTATCCTGATTATTCCTGTTTCTGTAAACCATACGACCTCAACATTTGCCAACTCTGAATCATCCTGACACAATCAGACACATCCCAACGCAATAGAACACGAAATAACTCTTTAAGAAACGAAAGGGGGCAATAGTGTTAAGCACTGATCGGTTTATACGTGAAAAAGAATGCGAAAAGCTAACAGGCCTTAGCCGCTCATGCCGCTACCGCCTGGAAAAGGCCGGACAATTCCCATCACGTCGTAAACTTGGCGGTCGTTCCGTTGGCTGGTCTTTATCCGAGGTTCTGGCCTGGAAGGATAGCTGCAAGGCAGTTCATTAATCACGCTGGCGGCACACAGCCGCCACACATCAATCATCTGAACACAGAGCTATAACCATGAAGATTGAATATACGCCAGAACGTGGGCGGGGATTCGTTCGCCCTGGTGAGACTGGAAAACCACAAAATTGGGGTTTTTCAGGCATAAAAAAAGCGGCCCCGAAATGGAGCCGCCTTTCTGAACAGATAACACGCTGCGCCGTTTGTGTGTGTGATCCCAAACATAAGCACGGGGATGATAGCCGCTATCAGGCTGGTGGGCAATGCAATCAGTCTGGTTCAGTTCGTTGCCATACCTGCAATGAGCGCTTTTCCCTGTACTCTTTAAGGAATTGCTCAAGGGCAAAAGCACATGGCGCGAATCTTTCTGATTCATGCTCTATCTTTCTGCGCCGTCTTTTCCGTGCTGGTGATAATGTTTTGGTCAATTCTTTATCGGTCATTGTGTTGTCCTGCATAGCAATGCGCCGTAATACCTCACACCACGGCGCTGATAGTGATTATTCTGATTCTTTGGCCTTGCGGCGCTGTAGTTCTTCACGAGCGATGGCGATAAGTTGCCCGAGTTCTTCCGTAGCTTTAATACCAATTTTTTCCACTTGCGCCAATGCATCGAGAGAAGAAATCAGAGGATTTTCACTGCTTCCTTCTGCCTGGCGGCGGGCGATCTCCCCGCGCATGGCGGTTACTATGAATCCGGCGTTGCTTTCGCCGTCCAGTTTTACGGATTCCATGCCATCAAAAGCATCATGTGGGATACGAATTGAAATCTGTTTTGATTTGTCGTTGATAGTGTTTTTTGCCATGTGCATTCTCCTAAACAAAAGATGTGATTCAGTATACACAAAAAAGAATCACAAAAAACACTTGACCTGTGATTCAGTTGAATTTAATTTAAATCACACCTCAGTAAGAGGATGTAAACGACAACGCCCCGAACTGTTTGCGGCAGTAGCGGGGCGTCTAACCAAACCGTTAACAGGAGTAACGATTATGGCTGGAACACAGCATACCCCACGTCTGGCGCACACACAAACTGCCTTTGTGTGGCGTTTTCTGGCACTGAGTGCCGGAGAATCTCAAATCATCCACGTAACCGCCTGGACGGAACGCGAAGCGCGTAGCCGTTGCCCGTCCGGTTGTGTTGCTGTATTCGCCGCCCGTATTCGTCAGGGGTCACATCATGCGTAAAAACCGCTTGCAAAAAATTATCACGGGGCTGTATGCTTCCCCCGTCGCCCACATGGCGACCGGGTTTGACAGCCTGAATACATCTGGCGGACAGCCGCCCACATCCGATAAGCGGTTTTTTTGTGTCCGTAAACCTACCCATACCCGCATTATGGCGGGGCGTAACGGGGGAGCCTTTGTGCTCGCTGGTTTCCAGATGACCAGTCTGTCAACCCTGTTACGTCTCGCCACCATGTTTGACAGCGTAGTAGCGAGACTCCTTAAAATTCATCTGGGAGCCTTTCACATGGCTGTATCCGCACGCCCTTATTTTGTCTGGCGCTTTATGCAGTGCCTGACAGACAGTATTGCAATATTCACCGTTACCGCTGCCACTGAGCGCGAAGCCCGCGCCCAGTTGCCGCACGCACATCTTATTTTTGTCGCCCGTATTCGCCAGGGGGGGAGTCATGCATAAAATACCCTTTGATGTTCTTGTTCATTCTGAAAACGCATTAATCCGCGCAAAGGAAATGGACGCATTACTACTTAAGTTAATTGATGTGCCGGAAAGTGGCGATGAATCTGATTCAATGATGTTTTCTGCCGTGCGTACGCTATTAACGCCTGTTATTAATGAATTAAATACAGTGATGGCAATTCACGAGAATAATAAAGCGCAGCACACCGGAGAATAAAAAACATGAAAAATAAAAATTCTGGCGTTACTGCCAGCGGCCCCGCTCGTCCTGAATTTATGAACGGCGATATTTACCGCGATAAATATGGCGGCATGGTAACGATTAAAGGCGTGGCAGAACGGCGCATCACCTACCGTCGTGAAGGCTACGAATATGATTGCGTGATGCCTGTTTATCAGTTTCGGCGTGATTTTTCTCTGGTACAGGCAGCGCCCCGCAGTAAACCAACCAGCAGGGAGAAAGCACGCGCCAATATTCAGGAAATAAAAAAGATGCTTAACGTATTCAGGGGTAAAAAATGAAACTGGCACCGAACGTAAAAAAACAGCCACGCGGAATAAAACACAAAGACACAGAGGTAATTATTTTCGCGGGTAGTGATGCCTGGTCGCACGCGAAACAATGGCAGGAGCAGGATGGCCCCGCATCCGGCGATAATGTGCCGCCTGTGTGGCTTGGGCCAAATCAGCTTGCCGAACTTGATGCACTGAAAATTGTTCCGGATGGGAAAAAGCGCGTAAGGCTGTACCAGGCCGGAGAACTGGATTTGGTGGAGACCAAAAAGATTGGTCAGAAGCTGGCGGCGGCAGATATTCAGGACGCAAATTTTTACCCCGAAGGAATGCACGTCCAGAAGTGTGAAAACTGGCGGCGCTATCTGAATGCTGAGCGTGAAAATATTGCCGCAGGGCTTACCATGCCGGAGCAGAAAAATACGCAACTGGCACAAATGGCAGACAGTGAGCGCGCACAGATGCTTGCTGGTCGATTTGATGGCGTTTGTGTGCATCCGGAAAGTGAAATCGTTCACGTATGGCGCGGCGGGGTATGGTGTCCGGTCAGCACAATGGAACTTAGCCGCGAAATGGTGGCGATCTATTCAGAGCACAGGGCCACTTTCAGCAAGCGCGTAATCAATAACGCCGTGGAAGCGTTAAAAGTTATTGCCGAACCAATGGGCGAGCCGTCCGGCGATTTGCTGCCGTTCGCCAATGGTGCGCTTGACCTGAAAACGGGGGAATTTTCCCCGCACACGCCGGAGAACTGGATCACCACGAACAACGGCATTGAGTACACGCCACCAGCACCAGGGGAGAACATCCGCGATAACGCGCCAAACTTTCATAAATGGCTTGAGCACGCAGCCGGAAAAGACCCGCGCAAGATGATGCGTATATGTGCCGCGCTGTACATGATTATGGCGAACCGGTACGACTGGCAGATGTTTATTGAGGCCACCGGAGACGGCGGGAGCGGTAAAAGTACATTCACACACATAGCCAGCCTTCTGGCAGGGAAACAGAACACGGTAAGCGCTGAAATGACATCGCTTGATGATGCTGGTGGACGTGCGCAGGTTGTCGGGAGTCGTCTTATTGTCCTGGCTGACCAGCCGAAATATACAGGCGAAGGAACGGGCATCAAGAAAATCACGGGCGGCGACCCCGTGGAAATTAACCCGAAATATGAAAAGCGTTTCACGGCGGTAATCAGGGCGGTGGTGCTGGCGACCAACAACAACCCGATGATATTCACCGAACGGGCCGGAGGTGTGGCACGTCGTCGCGTGATTTTCCGTTTCGACAATATTGTTAGTGAGGCCGAAAAAGACAGGGAGCTACCGGAAAAAATTGCGGCTGAAATCCCCGTCATTATCCGCCGCTTGCTGGCGAACTTTACCGACCCTGAAAAGGCACGGGCTTTACTCATTGAGCAGCGTGACGGTGATGAAGCTCTGGCAATAAAGCAACAGACGGATCCGGTTATTGAGTTTTGCCAGTTCCTGAATTTTCTGGAGGAAGCGCGCGGCCTGATGATGGGGGGCGGTGGCGATTCAGTGAAGTACACGACCAGGAACAGCCTTTACCGCGTCTATCTGGCGTTTATGGCATACGCAGGCAGGAGCAAACCGCTAAACGTGGCTGAGTTCAGCAAGGCCATGAAGCCAGCGGCGAAAGTTTACGGGCATGAATATATTACGCGAAAAGTTAAGGGAGTAACGCAGACCAACGCAATTACAACAGACGATTGCGACGCGTTTTTATAATTTTTTGTAAAAGCCCTCTACCCCATCTACCTGAATGAAATAAACGCATATTATTCAACATGATAAGTGGGTAGAGGGCCAGGTAGAAGGCTAATAAAAGCTCTCTACCTCTTCTACCTGATTTTATCAGTTTCAGGTAGCAGGGTAGACGGCAGGTAGAGGAGCCCAAAAAGCTATCTACCCGCTGAAAGCCGCGCCATTACTGACATGATGAGCATTCGGGTAGATGGGTAGAGGGGGGGAGGCACAACTAAAAACTTTTTAAACGAGGGGGTGAAAATAAATGCGCATACATCAAAATCACTTAACAAACATGCCAGCCGAAAACATGAATCAGGGGCGACAAATGATCAAAATTCGCAGAGACAGAACAGAGCCAAAATATAAAGCGTTAGACATGACTGAGCATACCTTAAAGGTGGCAATCAGAACGATAGACCGCCACGCGGGGGAAGGATACGCGAAAGCACATCCCGACCTGATAAGCGCATTCATGACCACGACGGCGGCAAACTTTGCCACGCTGACAGAACGGGAGATTGCCGAAGCGGAACAGGTAACAACCATCAACGTTAAAAGCGCTGGAGAATAACCGAAGTAGTGAACACATAGCCGGAGCAATCCGGCTTTTTTTCGATCTCGCATATCTTAAAAAATGGTTGATTGATTATAATCTATCGAAAATACTGATTATTAGATGATAAGCATCAGGAGGAAACAAAGTGGAACAGATAAAGCAAAGCGCTACCGTGATGATTGATCACGAGATCCTAAACGAGCTTAAAAAACTTCAATTCGATGTTATTCGCCGGATGAATGAAGCTGGTATATACGGCAGAGCCGCCACGCCAACAGTAGGCCATCTTGCTCGCGTGCTGTTACGCGAACGCCTGGGCATTGCAACAGGTGAGGAATAACAATGGCTATCACAGAACGCGAGGCAAGCATCATTAAAGCCATTGGCGAGGAAACAAGAGACACGATAGCGCCATTAATGGAAAAGATCGCAGAGCTTGAGAGACGAATAAACAAGCTGAGTGATGAAGTTGAAGGCCTGATCTCGTTACTCGGTGAGCAATGACAGGGGGGGGGAGTGTTCCGGCCGGAAAGTCGATCGCCCTGGACACCGCCCCCCGTCTCATTCGTAGAAAATTTTGCTTTTCAAAAAAGTTACACGAAAAGTTACACCCCCTCAAAACGAGGTTTTTGCATGGCATTAACGACCAAAAAAAAGCGGTTTGCTGATGCGTTATCAAGGGGCGCAAATCCCACGGAAGCCGCTATACATGCGGGATACAGCGAAAAGACCGCAAGGGTCAAAGGCTGGCAGCTATCCAACGATCCTGAGGTGAAAAAGTATCTTAAGGCTGTAACTCCTGATGTAACTTTTCAGGTTACAAAACCGAAAAAAGTTACAAAGAAAGTTACCGAAAAAGTTACACCGGAACGGGCATCAATTAACACCATTGAGATGATGGATAACGGCCTACCCGACCCCATCAAAGCAATGGGCAGGATACTGATTGACAACATGGACACAGATCCAAAACTGGCTTTAGATGCCGCGTTTAAGCTGGCCCAGTTCACCCACCGCAAGATCGGCAGCATTGGGAAAAAAGAGGTTAAAAAACTCAATGCCGCTAGTGTCTACTCAAATCGGTTCCCCATCCCTAAGCCACCAACAGACTTAAAACACTGAGGTAGCGAACTATGAGCGAATACATCACAGACCCTATTGATGTACTCACGGAAATCATGAACGACAAGCAGCAGTCGACCGAAATACGGTTACAGGCCGCCGCTGTTCTGATGCCATATTTTCACGAAACACTAAACCCGTGCTTCCAGGAGGAGGAAGAAGATGATCTGTAAAAACATGAAAGGCGTGTCAGCAGTTCGCGCCGCCAGCGTGCTGGCATCGTGTAAATTTAGCCATGCTGACGCTATAGAGATGACGAAAAGAAATGATCCGGCAGTATCGTTATTTCTTGAAAAATCCGTAGTAGCAGGAATGAACACGGATAACATGCCGTCGCTGGTGGCAGAGCCGATAGTAAGAGAGCTTGGCGAGTATATTTTTTCGCAGTCTGTACCAGGCAAGCTAATCAGCAGCGCGCTAAATCTTCCTTTTGGCGCAAAATTGCAGTCAATATCAGGCAAGGGCAGTAAATGGCTTAAAGAAGCCGAAGAAATCCCTGTCAAAGAGGGAGAAGTAAACGAAAGTGCGCTAAAACTGTGCAAACTTGGCGCTATTGTGATGCTGAATAACGAGCTAATCAAATTTAGCACCCCTGGTACAAATTCAGCGATCAGAGACTTGATCACATCGGAATCGGTGAAAGAAATAGATAAAAAATTTCTTTCCAGTGACCAGGAGGTGGCTGGCGTATCCCCTGAGGGCGTGCTTAATGGTGCTGATGAGGCCGAAAACTTCATAGAGCTTTTCAAAAAGCACATAGCGAACGGTAACACGCTTTCCACGTCGTCGCTAATCTTGCCCGTAGAAAACGCCTTACAGCTTACTGATGCTGAGTTCTGGCAGATAGAGCTTTTGAGAATACCGGTAATTGTGAGCGAACAGGCGGATCGCATGATGCTGATAGACGCTCAAAAGCTGATTATTAACGTTGAAGCCACGGTTATAACCCCAACTGATGAGGCGGTAATAAAAACCGAATCAGGGGCGGTTAGCCTTTTCCAGAATGACGCTACAGCGTTCAGGGCAATCACCTATTGCGGATGGCAAAAACTCGATAAGGCCGTCACCGTTCTGGCGAAAAGCTGA